AAGTTATCGTTAGTAGCTTTTACAATTTCTTTAGCTAATACTTTATCTTCAATCTTAATAATACTATCTATGTTTTTATTAATTTCTGCCTGTACACTATCAGGAGTAACTGAGTCTATATCGAGTTTCAATACATTTTTAAATTTAATTTTACCTGCAGCTTTTATACCGCCTCTTGCTTTTGTTTTATTTTTAGTTACAGGAAGTCCTATTGTACTGGATTGTCTTACGCTGTTTAGTCTGTCAGAAACTGTATTGCCTTTAAAGCCTGTGTAGTATGTATCTTTTACTTCTAACTCAGGAAGCTCTTCTTCTGTGTATACATCTATAGGATTTTTGTTTAGTTGTATATTGTAAGCATCTTCATCTTTAGTAATATAAGCATAAGCTTCGTCTGTTTCTTTTATAGAAGCTTTGCCTCCTTCTGCAAAAGCACCTCGTTCTTCTTCATCTTGAAACAACGGCCCAGCTAATTCACTATAAGTATAAGGAAGACCTCTCATCTTAGCTTCATCTGGTTCTTCTTTTACATTAGGAACACCTATTACTTCTCCACCTTTAGCTCTTCTAAGTCTAGGATCAGATTCTTTTTTATCAAAAGTTCTCCTCAACATATCTTTAAAGTCTCTTTTTGCTTGAGGACTTAACGCGCCATATCCAGGTAAGTTAGTTCCTAAAGCTAAGAACCACGGTTGTCTATAGGCTATACCGTCTACAACATCTCCTACAAACGGCCCTGATACAGATTTTAAACTAGAGCCTATAAATCCTGCACCGTACTGTGTACCTTCATAGTATCTTAAAGGATATTGAAGCCAACCAAGTAATCCTGGTCTTTCAAAAGACTGTAATATAATTTCAGTATCTTTTCTATTTTTAAGACTTTCACCACCGCTTCTTAACCAGTTCATTAAAGTAGCTGTACCTGCCATCATACCTGAAGCTGCAATAACTTTAGGTGCATTAGCAGTTGGATGTCTTATTACATCTCTAGCAAATCCTTTAAGAACAGTATTATTAAATGCTGTAGGATAACCTGCAAACTGTACTAAAATACCTGCGCCTGGACTATTGAACCACATAGGTTTATTAAG